GCGGTGACCATGTATGTAACGACAGAAACTAGCTTATCCTTTTCGTTCATTTTGTTTTCTCCATGATCTTTGCGCGAAGCAAAGGACTGTCTGATGTACCTGCCCATTCGGGCAAGGAGTTCCAAATTAGGACGTAATCGTCCGCGCTGCATTTTGTCCTATCCAGCCATGCCAGCATAGCTTTGTGTCGGTCTGCCGGGTCGTGTATCGTTAAACCAATAACGTACAGTTCTTGTACCGCGCAGCCTACCTGCTTGGGACTGGGCGGCGGTTTTGGTAACGGAGGCGGGCCATTGGATAGGATTAGTTTGTCCCCTGCCGAGGCTGCTGAAAACAGCAGCACAAAAACCAGAAACAAACGCATACATGGGCTACATCCCTGCCGCTTGCAAAGGTGAAAGGTCTTGCGTAGTCCAGTACGTTTTTGCAAGCATAATTTGTAGATGTTCCTTATTTCTGGATAACGTTTTAACCCATTCTTCGTCAGACATCATTTCCGGCTTACCTGCGTTAATTAGATTTACGCTATTTATTGCTGCGCTGTAGTGCTTGGCAATTTGTGCTTCTGTTATTTCCATTTTCAAACTCCTTTAGCTTCGAGTTGCGCTACACGGGCAGTCAACTCTTTGACCGCGTTAATTAAGTACCAAGTTAACGGTGCGGTATCTACCGTCATTACCCCGGTGGTTTCTGTTTTGACGCACTCAGGTGCAACTTTTTGCAGTTCTTGGGCAACGATCCCCAGTTGAACTCCGGTTTTTGCAATAGCTTGGTCTTGCGGTACTTCAGTAATTTCTTCTGGTAAACGGTACTCGTAGTTGCGCACTTGGATTTGGTTGATGATGCCCAACCCAGTGTTGTTGTCAACAATGTTTTTCTTGAGGCGTTGATCTGAAGTAGTTGACCAAGATGCGGAATTGTTGCCTTGGTATACGCCGCTACTTGCGTTGATATAACCAGTGTTTGATCCTTTACCTGTAGTAGATGCTGTGCATACAATAATTTCTCCCGTAACCGCCGCGCTTGATTGGTTAGCTAAATAACCCAAATAAGTGTTGTTACTGCCCGTTGTTATGCCATACCCCGCTCTATATCCTACGCTCGTGTTGTTTGAAGCGGTGCTTACATTACCAAGTGCTTCTTGTCCAACGGCGGTGTTTTTGCTGCCGGTATCATTTAAGACAAGAGCCAAGTAACCAAAAGCAGAATTATTTGAACCTGTAGTATTAGTGGCAAGTGCGGTATACCCACTGGCTGTGTTACTGCTGCCTGTGGTGTTGCTTGTAAGTGATTGGTATCCACTAGCGGTATTTTGTATACCTGTGGTGTTAGCTGTGAGCGCAATAACCCCAACGGCGGTATTAGATGACCCCGAGAGGTTTGCTTGAAGCGCCGACGACCCGATGGCAATGTTGTTGTTGCCCGTGGTATTGGTTGTAAGTGCGCTAACCCCAATGGCAACATTATCAACGCCTGAAGTGCTGCTTAGAAGTGCATTTGTTCCAATGGCAACGTTACTAACGCCTATGGTATTACTTTGAAGTGCAGCCTGCCCAATGGCAACATTATCCGACCCTGTGGTATTGCTATTTAAAGCAAGATTTCCTAAAACAGTATTGCTTAATGCCGCGCCTGCGCCACGGCCTACTCTAATACCATAAACAGTTAGGTCAGCCCCGCTGTACAAAAGATTTGCGGAGCTAGTCTCAAGGCCTCCAGTGGTGGTATACACCACACGGCCTGTAGTCAAGCCTGAGTTGGTGATAGAGCTAAATGTGCCCGCGCCGCCAAATGAGTTGGATATTTTAACGTAGTCAGAGCCGTTCCAAAAGACATGGGACTTCTCGCCGTTAACCATCGTAACGCCGCTGGTAGCCGCGCCTTTAACCGTCAAGGCAAATCCGCCAGTGGTGTTGTTGTTGATGACGTACTGACGGCTGCTGCTAGGTAGGATCAGGTTACGCGCTGCGGTCATAGCACCGCTGACGTTCAGGATGGCGTACTGCGCCGTGGTTGAGCTAATATTGGTTGCTAAGCTGTCCCCCTGCGTAATTGAGAGCGTAACATCCGTTGTGGTAATGGCAATGGACAAACCGCCCGCAATGGCAATGTCCAAGTAAGATGTAACGGAGTTGTTTACATCATCACCCCAAGTGCCAGACTCTGTGCCGGTTACCGGCTGTCCAAGGGCTAAGTTGGTTGTGTAATTGACTGTCATAGTAGTTTCTCACTAATAAATATTACGTTGACGTATCAACAAGCTGCCATGTGGTTGTTTGGGTATTGTTGACAAGTTGCCAGTCGGCATTTTGGGAGTCATTAATTAGTTGCCAGCTAACTGGGATGATAGTGCCAACAATACCCGATGCGCTGACCCCAGTCAACACCCTTGTAAGTGCTTGAGAAGTATCTACCGTACCAACAGCGCCGCTTGCTCCAACGCCACTTATATCATAGCCCCGCCCATAACTTACAGTGCCTACTGCGCCCGATGCAGAGTTGCCAGTCAGCGCACGCGATAAAGCTTGAGAAGTGTTAATTGTTCCGGTAAATCCAGTAGCTAAATTACCTGTGATCGCTTTGGTAAATACCTGAGAAGTCGTGATTGTGCCGAGACTACCAGTGGCTGAAACACCTGTAACCGCAAAAGAAACTGTTTGGGAAGTAGTAATTGTTCCCACACCCCCGCTGGCAAAAACATTGGTAAGTGCTGGTGGCTGGATACTGATTGTGCCCACGCCGCCTGTGGCAAAAACACCTGTTAATGCTTGCAGAAATTCTTGGGAAGTAGTAATTGTTCCCACACCACCGGAAGCTAAAACTCCAGCTAATACTATTCCTGATACACCAGAGCTAAATATCCAGCCCAGAGATCCGTTGTTGGTTGAATTAGCCCCTGCGTACCAAGTGCTTGACAGGCTGTACGCACGAACACCAGTGATAGCCAAGTAATCAGGCGTTGTGACCGTTCCGCTTGACAGGATCAACGTTCCGGGGCTAGATGCCGATGTGCCTTGGATCGTCAGCACCTTGCCGCTAGTACCTGTGCCAGTGAATTGTGTCACCGTCTGAGTTGTTGTGCCAAGGGTAATGTTGGTTGCACCTGTTGCGCTGTAGGTATTGGTGATGTTCTTGAAAGTGTTGTTGCCAGAGATGGTCAACGTACCCGCACCGCCTTGGTCAAGGGTGATGCCTGAGTAAGAGATGCCTCCACCAGCAAAGGTCTTGGCAGATGCAGATGTAAGGCTGATCGTGCCTGTGCCTGTAATTGTTAGCGAACTTGTCGCCGACCAAGGAGTTGTAAAACCGGCTATCGTCCAAAGCCCCGATCCAAGTGCTAATGTTCTGGAACCAGTTAAATCAGAACTCATGCGCGAGAATGTCGTACCAGATAATGTAACGTTGTAATTGTTGGCATTAAAAGTCCCTGCTACCAACCAAAAAGCAAGCGTGTCATCTCGACTCACTACCAAGGCATCTTGCAGGGTGACAGTTCCTCCTAAACTATTTATGGTTAAAGATTGCGCAAAAGTCCTACCCGCACTTGTAATTGTCTGACTACCGCGCCCAGCAAATGTCAGCGTACCCGTACCTGTCAACGTAGTGCCTGTGCCGTTAACCCAGTTGCCGTAGATCGTAGGTGTAGTTGTTCCTGTAGCCAGCGTCATTGTGTTGCTGGTACGGGCGCTCATGTTGATGGTGCCGATGTTGTAATTAGCATTGACCGTCACTGTGTTGCCGCTAGTCAACCCAGTTGCCTCAAATAACGCCGTGTCTTGTGCCAGTGGAAAGTTATTGACCGCTGGCGCACCGCCGCTAGTAGCAGCCCAGCCTACCGCGCTCCAGTTGCCACCAGCAGCGAGGTTCCAGTACCGAGTAACGCCAGCGCCAAACGTAATCCCGCTGTTGCCTTTAGCGTCACCCAAGCGAGTACCAGACACGGGAGCAGCAGCACCAGCAATGGTGATGTCACGGAAGTCAGCGTCTGTTCCAGCAAATGCAGCGCAGGTTAGTGTGCGTGTTGTCCCAATGGTGTCTGACTGCAAGAATTGACGCATGGTGGCGTTGGTTCCAGCGGATATTGTCAATGTGCCGTTGATGGTTTGATTTGCTCCAAAGGATACAACACTAACACCAGATGATGTTCGCCCAGCAGTTGTTAAATTATTAAATGTGTTTACGCCATTAATTGTAAAAGTTGTAAAATCTGCGGTTGTTGCGCTTGCATTATAAAATGTATTATTATTTCCATTAATTGTTACGGAAGTTAGAGAAGTAAAATTAATCTGAGATGTGCTTGCCGTAAACGTAAAATTAGCACGTTGCGATTCAGTGCTTCCAAAACCAATTGGTGCGCTAGAAGAAAGGCTAACCGTTGAAGAGCCAAGGTTAATAGTTATAGTGTGCGCTGAATTTGTATTTATTGTGCCAGCGGTAAAATTATAGGTAGCAAGACTAAAGGAACCATTTGTTACGGTTAATGTTGATGACCCTATGTCCAACGCGCTGCCAAGCGTCCATCCACAACCAACACCGTTAACCGTAGTAGCAGAAGCCAGCGTCACGCCATTAGTCGTAAACGTCCTACCAGTAGACGATCCACTTAGCGTAATAGCGCCCGTGTAAGAACGGGTAATGCCCGTAGCAGCAAAGCTCACGTTGCCGTGGATAGCCAATGGCGCAGTGCCAGCAAAAGTCACGTTGCCCGTAGCAGGGCCAGCCATCGTTAATGCAGCGCAGCGAAGCTGTGTGGCTGTGCAAGTGACCGTGTAAGCCGTGGCGTTGGATAGCGAGTCAAACACCACCGCATCCGCAGATGTAGGCACAGAAGCCCCGCTAACGCCACCAGAGGTGGTTGACCAGTTGGTTGTAGTCGTTGCATCCCATGTGCCTGTACCGCCACGCCAGTAGCGCGTTACAGCAGCAGGAGCAGCGGTCAGGATGGCGTTAGTTCCGCCAGTGGAGTTAGCGCCAGCATAAAACTCGCCGGGGCTTGTAGCGCTGATTACGGTTGTGCCAAGGGCAAGGTAGTCCACACCAGATACCCGTGCGCCAGCAACAGTCATTGTTGTTGAACCACCAACGGTTACTACGTTACCTACTGTTCCAGTGACTGTCCAAGCACCAACAGTCATTGTCCCACCAGCATCAAGCGTAATAGTGTGAGCAACGGTCTTGGTGGAAGCAAGCTCTGTGAATTGGTTGTTGCCGGTGATGGATGTTGTTGATACACCTGTCGTGCCACCAATTGTGAGTTTGTTGTAGGACTGACCGCCACCAGCAAATGTTCTTGCTGTTGTGCTGGTGTCAGACAAAACAATGTTGGCAGTGCCTTTATATAAGGTTCCCGCTGTGTACGTCCACACCGATCCAGTACCAGAAAGCGTCCATGTTCCAGAACCCATTTTTAAGGTTCCAGCAGTTAACGTAAATAACCCCGTTGTCACGTTGTAGCTAACAGCATCAAACGTACCACTAGTCAGGGTCAGGGTTCGTGCGGAGTTCAGCGTAAAAGCATCTGCAAGTTGGACTGTTCCTGTAGAAGAATTAACAGTAATTGGGCATCCAAAAGTTATGGCATTGTTGGTAATGGTTTGAGTTCCGCGCCCGCCAAACGTAATAGTTCCCGTTGTACTTGAGGATGTAACGCCTGTACCAAATAACCAATTACCGTAAACCGTTGGCGTATTAAAAGATGTATCCAACGTCATTGCACTTGTTCGCGCGGATGCATTAAAAGTTCCAATATTAAAAGAAGCATTAACAGTAATAGTTCCTGTCACACTACCCGTGTTATCAAACACCGCAGTGTCTTGAGCCAATGGAAATTGATTGATGTCAGGCGTTCCACCAGAGCTAGGACACCAGCCCGTAGCACTCCAATTCTGAGCGCCAGCAAGGTTCCAGTACACAGTCTTAGCCGCAGGGAACGTGATGCTTGTGTTGCCACCGCAGTCCCCCGCCCTTGTTGGAGATGATCCTGCCGCAGCGCCAGCAATGGTGATGTCGCGGAAGTCGCAGTCGTCAGCAGACAGTGTGGCTACGGTAAGGGTGCGGGCAGTGCCAACCGTATCAGAACGCAAAAAGATGCGGCGTATTGCTGTGGCTCCAGCACAAGTCAGGGTTCCTGTGATGGTTTGGTTAGCGGCAAAAGTACATTGCATTAAACCTGCGGCAGCAGGGGCCGTTAGTGTTAAATTGTTAAATGTGTTTGCGCCAGTTATAGCGTGAGTTGTCGCCGTTGTTCCAGTAAACGATACGTTATAGAACGTCAACCCTCCAGTAGAAAAAGATATTGTTAATGTTGAGCTGCAATTTATTTGTGATGTTCCAGCATTAAATGTTAAATTTGTTACTGTTGACATAGAAACTGGAGAAGTGCTAACCAACGTAACTGTACTTGAACCAAGATTAATAGTTCTGACGTTGGAATTACTAGATATTATTTGACCAGCCGATATGTTAAAGTTTTTGGAGTCAAAAGTTCCGTTAGTGATGGTTATAGCTTGAGCGCTCATGCTCAGCGCGTCAGCGAGTTGGACTGTGCCGCCGTAGGAATCAACAGTTAGCGCTTGCGTAAATGTTTTACTTGCACTAGTAATTGTCTGCGTGTTGCGCCCTGAGTAAGTAAGTGCTGCTGTGCCAGATAGCGTTGTGCCAGAACCATTTTTCCAATCGCCATAAATAGTGAATGCAGTTGTTGCCAACGTCATTGCACTTGTACGACCAGACATATCTACCGTGCCGGTATAAGGGATGGCAGCATCCATCGTGATCGTGCCAGTCACCGAGCCAGCATTGGTGAATGTCGCGGTGTCTTGCGCTAATGGAAAATTGTCGGTTGATGGCGTACCTGTTGATGTGGTAGCCCAGCCTGTAGCAGACCAGTTCTGCGCCCCTGCGAGGTTCCAATACACCGTCTTGGCAGCATCAAACGTAATGCCAGAGCAACCAGCCAAATTGCCGATGCGTGTGCCAGAGATAGGTGCAGCAGTGCCAATGACGTAGATGTCGCGGAAGTCTGCATCAGTCAGGCTTGGTGCGCTGTTGATGGTCAGGGTATGAGCAATGCCGTAAGTATTTGAACGGAACCAAACTCGACGGTTTCCTGCTGTGCCTGTGGTGGACAGTGTGCCGTTGATGGTTTGTCTACCGGGTATCTGTACAATCCGCGCCCCTGCCACAGCCATGCCTGCAACGGTAATATTGTTAAAAATAGTCCCGTTTATTGATTGGGGTAAATTGTGCGTCCCTGCGGCTGTACTTGTAAAGCTGAGATTGTTAAACGTTAATGTCAAGGTAGCTATGTCAAACGCGGCAGATGCCGCCGTCATAACTAGTGTAGAAGTACCAGCATTTAGCGTTAAGTTCAGCGGATTCCCTGTTGCCCATGCAAAACTGCTACTCGTTAGCGTAACTGTACTACTGCCAAGATTAATCGTCCGTACATTAGTGTTGCTGGATGACAGTGATAAGGCAGTTACAGCGTAGTTGTTGGTGGTGAAGGTTCCTTGGGTTAAGGTAATTGCACCAGAACAAGTCAACGTGCCGCCAAGACTTAACGTCGCAGTGGCGGCGTTAATCGTTACCGAAATTACAGATACGTTGTAGTTTGTGGTTACCGTAAAACTACTGTCAATCGTTACATCGTCAGCAGCGCCGGGGACAGACGCCCCACTAGCCCCGCCTGAAGTAGCAGACCAGTTAGCTGTAGTGGTAGCGTCCCAAGTACCTGTACCGCCTACCCAAAAACGTGCAGCCATGCTTTACTCCTGTGGAGTTTCAGCGGGAGGTGCAGTCACTATGGCAATCCAGTTGTCCACACGTTGCTGCTTCATTGCCTGAATTTCAGCATCGGTGAGCGTGTGGTCATCAGGCAAATGCAGTGCATCTGCAAACTTGCCGTGGGCGGTTTCAAACTCAAAGTCGATTTTCATTTCGACCTCCGCTATTAAGTTGTAGCCAAGCGTACTAAAGCAGTCGTAGTGGTGTTGGAAGGCATGGTCAATGTTAACGTACCGGCAGTAATGGTCTGGGCGGTAAACGTGTGAACACTGATAGCCTTGTTGCTTTGTGTAGAGTTATAGATCAGCACAGTATCAAACGAAGTACTTAGTGTCACAGTGGTGTACACAATACTTGCAGAGGGAGTCCAATACCCTACGCCCGCAGTTGCAGATGCGTTTGTAGATGTCGGAGCCGTTGCGTTGGTTACCGTTACTCCACCAGCAGTGTAGTTTGTTCCCGTTACTTCACCAGTAGCTGAATACGCAGTAGTACCAGCATTAATAGTAGCTGAGGCAAGGTATAGCGCCGCTTTTACTGTATCCGTAGTAGGCGCAGTTAAACTGCCGCGAGAGACAATAGTAGAAGTGCCAAGCTGGTGTTGGCCCAACATCAATTCACCAAGGAACGATGTGCACATTGATTGAGTATTTGCCATGATATTTCCTTAAAAAGAAGCTGTTTCCCCGCCCGCAAAGGTAGGCATTTTTTTCAACGTCACATGCGCTGATCGGTGAACCAATTCGCCGTCGAGCCAATACTCGACCCACGTTGTCAGTTCATTCTCATTATCAACCGTGCCTTCCCGTTTTTCCAACAAGGAATCGTCCATGTCGCCTTTGGTGGTAGTAACAATCAATTTGAACTCCTAATAAGTGCAGTGGTTGAGGTGTTAGCGGGCATGGTGATTGTAAACGTGGTGGTCGATGTTTTGTCAGACCCAAAATCCAAAACCGCTACAGATTTATTGCCCTTGGATGCGTTGTAAATCAAAGCGCACCGGGCAGTCAAAGCTGCCGTCCAAGACACGTTATCCCAGTTCACATACGCCACATACCCGGCGTAATTGATCGCCACCCCTGTCATGACCTGACCGCCAGCCGTGTAGCCTGAAGCAACTACTTCCCCGGAGGTTGTGTACACCGTAGTGGCCTCGTTCAAATCCGCATTACCCGTATACAGCGCAATCTTGATCGTGTCTGTGGACAAGTCGTGGATAGCCTGATACAACTCCGTTTTGAAGCTGGTAGTCTGGGTTTGGACAATGCTCATTTCACTGCCTGCCTAAATTGACCGCTGCGATATGCGTCTTGACGTTCCATGCCATCACCTAAACGTTTAGCCAAAACTATTGCTTCCATGTATTTCTGGTTGTACAAAGCTACTAAATCTTGCTCACCTTTCATAAAGGTGTAAGCCTCTACCAATGAGCCATACAACAACACCGTGTCAAAATTATCGCCAAGCCAAGTTGTTGTGGCAGTAGTGATTGACTCGGGATAGTAATAGTAGTGAAGTTCTGCGGAGTAAGTTGTATCCGGCGTTGGGCCAAGAATAAAACTTAACTCATTAGAGATGGTAGAGCCTGATACCGTTGGGCCAAACAATGCATAGTACTTTGGAGTTCCTGTGCTTGTTGAACTTGGATAAGCTTCCCGAATAAAGTTTACATCTTTGTTGAGCAAAAATATGTAATCCCCACCGCCATAAGGAAACACCGCCAATGAATATGGAGCTAAAAAATCATCTGGGCAAGACAAATACTTATTACTAGCAGTAATTGTTCCAGTCACATTTTTACGCAACGAAGGAAACTGCACCGAATTGTAGATGCGCTGCTCAGCTTGTTGAATAAAACGGTTAATTTGGTCTGTTTGTGTAGACGTTGTAACTAATGCGGCTGTACCAGTCCCAGTACCTGCTCCTGTAGCGGTAAAAGTTACCCCCACAGTATTGGCAGAAGCACCAATTGATGTAAAGCTAGTTGTGCCAACAGTATTAATTATGTAACTTGAACCAATAGTGAAACTTCCAGCCGTATACAAACTACCGACAACGGTAATTGTCGGAAAGTTATTTTCCGTGTAAGCCTGTATCGCGGACGAAAGCTCAGAATAGTTCATGCCATCGGGCCTCGTGCCATCACGCCTTTGGTAGCTGCGCCAGTACCACGGATTTTGATTCCGCTAGTTTTTGCAGGCTCATCACCCGCAGATTTACTGATATTGCCAAGGCTAATATCAACAGTATCTAACTTGCTACGGTTTGGTTCTTTGCCGGGGTTGGTAGCAATACTCATAGCCTTACCAGCCATCGTATGCGGTTTCGCGTAGACGGCAGCAGAGCCAACTTCTTTACCCATTTTCTTCATGCTATAGGCCATGATATTACCCCGTTTTCTGGTTAGCTGCGCGGGACAGATTACGACCCATACGCATACGGTCATCCGTAGTAGGGCCACCTTTTTTAAGCTTTAAGGTTGTACCTTTGCCGCCTTTGTGTTCTTGCGCATCGTGCTGCTTGAACGCTTTTTTAATCATGGCCTTGTCTTGCGCCACATCACTTTTCATGCTCTCTTTAGCCATCATGCACTCCTATGAAACCGTTATTGTTACCGTGCCAACACTTGTAACCCCAATTAAATAATTAGGCGTTAAAACTGTATCAAAAAAACTAGCGCCACCTACAGGATACCAGCCCCATTGAATGTCCCGAGAACCACCAGCAGGATACCCATTTACATTGTTACCTGAAGTCACATATGTTGTGTCCTTCCTTGGATTACGCAGTGCTTGCGGGTCTTCAACTGGGAATGTACCAAGCATTAATTGCGGCTGGTCTGGATTCCAGCAATCAGGGCATACTAAAAGCTCGTACTTTCGTTGTTTAACTATTTCCGTCTTTAACTTTTTTAGCTTAAATTGAAATCCACAACGATCACATTCTGCAATCGCCTTTTTACCAGAGGCAAACCTATTAGGCATTACGAATTCCCAATAAACATTTGACGGGGAACAAAACGTATCGCTGCCTTTTCGCGGTCTTCATCTGCGGCTAATTGCCATGCTTCATCATATTGAGCTTTAAGAATTGGCAGACGATCCATGCCGCTTGGTACTTTTTGGGCTACGTAATACGCCAGTCCTGCAATCATGCAAGGTAAAAATCTAAATGGTACATCCATTGTGTTTACACCGCCACCAGCATCATTAACCCGGCGCATACGCCAGTAAACAAATTGGTAGGTTGTAGAGTTGTCCGGCGTAGGCCAGAGAGTAACTCTTGGAATGTTTTGTATGGCTACTGCATCACCAGATGAATGGGAGGCAGCAGTGGTATTGTTCTGCCCACGGGCGCAACTATATAGGGTATTCCCTGATATGTACCCATAGTAAATGGTTTCTGTGCCAACTAATATATAACCTGTAGCTGGCAAACTGGTAGCAGATGTTACAGAAATAGTAGTATCTGTAGCTGTAATAGCGGCGCTTAGTGTAGTAATAGAAGCTGTAGTCTGCCCATCAAGCCTTTGAAACCACATTTGAATTGGGCGGGCTTGTTGAAGTTTATTGGGAATCGTAGCGTAGGTGCTAACACTAATCCGGGTAATAGTCAGGTCAGCTTGAGTAGATGCTGTGTTGGAGCCGGTACGAATTACATGCTCTAACAAGTCTACTGTGTCGCTAGGAATTGGATAGGTGTTTAGGCCCGGAACTAAATTAATAGTTCCTTGCTCAAACGTCCACATGTTTACGCCACGATTTGCCCAGTCAGCAAACATGATATTAAGGCTACGCCGTGCAGTACGTAAATCGTAACCCGTGCGCAATTCAGAACCAGCACGTTCAAATGCTTCCTCGACTATTTCACTTAAATCAAGGTTAAAAGTGGCGGTTCCAGAAGTGGTCATTATTTATTCCTTGCGGCTCTCATATTATCCACGAGATTAGGGTAAGGACGACCAGCAGCTTTAGCCATTGCTTTAGCTTTGGCTTTTTTACTTGAGCTTAAAGCTTTTGGCGCACCTAAATTTTTAGGCCGGGGCTTATTCCACACTTCCCCGCCTTCAGCGTATTGCGTGAAATCAGTATTGTCCCTACGTGGCATGGTCTTGCCCTTGGGCATCTTGGAGGGGGAAATATCCCCCATTCCACGACTGGCTCTCACTTTGTCATCCCACCGCCACACATAATAAATGTGCCACGAGTTTTGCCACGTTGAGCAATGCCATCAGCACGAGCAGATGCAGAGCCGCCTTTAGCCATTTTTTTAACAGTAGGATTTACAAAACCGCGACCAGCACCAGCAGATGCAGATTTAGGTTCTGTTTTATCAATGGCATCATAAGCTTCAGTAGCCTTTTTACGGGCTTTTTCATCCGCTACGTCTTGGGGGGTTTTATCTTCCATGATTTTTCCTTAGCACATTTTGCCTTTAGTCTTACCGCGTTGGGCAATACCATCAGCACGTTTGGATGCAGAACTTACCGAGCCGCCAGAAGCCATTTTTTTGACTGCTCCACCTTTTGCATATTCACTGCCGCCACGACGAGTGCCTTTAAACATATTTTTAATATCTGCAATAGACCCACCATACAAATCAACACCACGGCCTTGCTCCATAACAGTGCCTTGACCACGAGGACGCATTTTATTTCGACCTTCGTTGCTAGATATAGGAGCTTCTTGTCCGGGGCGTACAGGCATACGAACCGGTGCGCTTGATTCACCTCGTCGGGTCAAACCCTGTTGTTTGTTTAGGTAGTCGCGCAGGCTAAGGCCAGATGCAGCAAGCTGCTCTTTGGTAACCATTGGTGTGCGTTTAACAGTAGGTGCTGGCATAGAAACACTAGGATTGCCTTTTCCTTCTAAAGCTTGTTTAGAAACTTGTTCTTCAGCTTCTATAACTGGTGCAACTTTGTTTGCTGAACGCTCAGCAGCAGCAGCGCGAATTTGCTCTTCTACTGAGTCATCATCTTCATAGACAGGACGAGATATAGCCATGATTTACTCCTTAACGGGCCATGCCGCCACGCTTCATAACAATTTCTTTGCCTTTGGTTTTGCCTTTGGAAACAATACCATCTGCACTCTTATGACCAGATGAAAGACCGCCAGAAGCCATCTTCTTAGCCATGCCACCTTTTTTCATTCCGGTGGCTTCAGCCATTTCATGCTTCATCATAGAAGCAGGAGCACCTTTTTTCTTCATAAAAGAAACTTCTTTTTTCATCATTGCTTTAGATTCAGCCATATCACCACCTTTAGAAAATTTGCGGCCCTTGTCCGCAGTTGTGAAATCTTTTCCCACAGACTGCGGGACTCCTACTTTCTTGGCAAACGCTGGCGAGTGAGCTATCGCAGCCATGAAATTGTGTTGTTTTTTGCTAGTTGAGGGCACTTCTTTGCTCCCTCATAAATGCATCAAGTTTCTCATCCATTCGATCAAGCCGAGCTATTACACGGTTAATGTCTGCATGCATATCATTCTTGGTTACAAACTTTTCCGCATGTTCCTCGCGGGTTTTGCTTAAAAGAATACCAAGCCGTTTAACTTCATCATAGGAAACTTTTACCCAAAACAATAAAACTGCGGATAAAAATGACAAAAAAACATTCCAGACTGGGAGTTCCATATTAGCACTTCCATCTAGCTAAAGAAGCCGCCTTACGGGTAGGCTTACCTTTTTCGTCTTTCATTGGCCCCGGCATACCCGACATACGGGCGCAGAACGATTTTTTACGTGGGCCACCTTCAGGTTGTGGAGCCTTTAGGTTAGACCCTGTTGCTGCGTTGTACTTTGCACGGCCCTTAGCTGTTAACCCAGCCCCTTTAGAAACCGGAAGTTTTTCACCGCGACCTACTGCAAGGGATGGAGTTTTCTTAGCCATTTGCTACTTTAAGTTTAAGCCGTGCATGCTCCTTGAGAAGCGGCTGCAAAGCATCTTGTTCAAAGTTACGGGTGAATTCTTTTGAGCCTATGTGCGGCAAACTAATCATTGGGTCTAAATAAATTTTAAACCCTTCTTCACGAGCACGACGGCAGAAGGCATAATCCTCGCCAATGTACTGCCCGTCAATCAACAGGAAGTCAAAGATGGCATATTCATCTTCGCCATCACCATCCCCGGCATAACGCCACTCAGGATGTTTTTCCATCATGTGGTCAATTACATGGCGGCGGATAAGCATGAACCCCGTAGGCGCACTCTCCACCCGCATCAGACCATTTTCATCAAACTCTAGCTGGTGGTCTTCATCCAAATAAAAGTCAAGGAAAAACTTGGCATCATCTGCACGGCGCGGGTACGTACCAGCAACCACATCTTTTTCTGTGGACAGGGCCAGCAACCGGGTAACAGCTTCTACGTTAATGACTACATCTGCATCTACAAACAACAGATCGGTGCAGTCGGTTTCGGTGAAGTTGCGTACCAGCTTGTTACGAGCCTTGGAAATGATAGAGCAGCCAGACAGGTGAACCAGATGAATCTGGACACCCATCTTGTCCAACTTGGGAACGAGTTGGGCTATGGCAAACGCAGTCCTAATATTGACCTTGCCGTCATAACACGGGATAGCAAGCATAAGCTTGCGTCCCACCAAGTTGAAGCTCTTATCAGCCATAGTACACGTTGGCAGAGGTTATGTTACTCATGTTCAAGTAGATACCGTTTTTAACCAGTATCCCTTCGCCGGGAATTAACGCAAAATTACCAAACAAGTCAGCCGCGCCAATATCGTAACTAGCAAGCCACAAAGATGCATATACAGCTACAGTTCCGCCCGCAATAGTTCCAGAGTTGATGTCTGTAACGGTAAACGTATCTGCGCCTGTGCGCGTAATAGAGTAATTGCCGTTTGTGCCAGATGTACCGCTTGCTGTTGCAAAAGCAATCCCAACTACATCTCCAGTAACCAAGCCGTGAGCTACTTTTGTAACGGTAATAACCGCAGCAGTCCTTGCGTATGTGGCAGAAACAGGGGCTGTGGTAGTGTCAAAGATGTCTAGTGTTCCAGCCGTAGCTGTCCCAACCATAGAAACTGCTTTGAGCCTATTGCGCCCTAAAACAACAAAGCCAGAGTTGTTAAGGTGGCCTGATTTAACGTCTGTTTGCATCATAATCAATCTCCTATAAGACAGGGGCCAAAGCCCCTGAGATTAATTAAGCAGACGCGGGGTTAGCTGAACCGTCAGAGTCACGAACAATGTACTCGACAGTAACAGTAATCGTACCGGCAGTAGCATCAGCAGTAGCTGCGGTAAAAGTACCATAAATGATTGCATCAGTTGTGCCAATGCTGTCATAAAAACCTGAAGTAGCTGCTGCAATGGTGGCTGGAGAAGTTTGAACTGCCGAAGTACCGGTGTTGACCGAAGCCATGTACAGATTAGCCGTTCCAGCACTGCCAATAGTAACGCCGCAGTTTGTTGCGCCAGTCAGGGCAACATTAACTTCTAGGCCAAAGCGAACAATCTTAGCGCCAGCAGGTAGCACAAACATCTGCTGCGCTGTGGGGCTTGTCAAAATAACAGAAGTAGGAGCCGTATAATTTTGGGCAACAATAGTTGCGCCCATATTGCGGATGGTTCCAGCAGTCGTACCAGTGGTGTTTTTGACCGTGCCAAGTAGCCAAGGGCCGAGATGAGTTGCGAATCCCATGATAGATGTCCTTACATACAAGTGAAGTGCATCAATCGGTATGTCGTCTAGCCGGGACTAGTTTGATGCACCGGAAAGCCCGGATTAGCTGCAATATATCACAGTTTTAAATGGTTGTGCAAATAAAAAAGGCCCCCGAAGGAGCCTTTTCAGCAGGGGTTAACCCTAGCTTAAGACGAACCGGGCGAACCGAAGATGCCCAGAGGGTCAGACACGCCGAAGCTGTAACGCTCGCGGGCCTTGTAACGCACGTTACCGGTGTCAAAATCCCCGTCCATTGAGTTAGACAGTGGGGTGCGGACAAAATGTTTTAAACCGTTAGGTACGTCAGTGGTCAGGAACCAGCCATTGGTATCGGTCAAGAAGTGGTTAACAGTATAACCACCGGGGATCGAACCATTGTTCTTCAGTGCGTTGATGTCGTTGTCGGTAGTTCCAACACGGAGGCTGGTTTCCAACAGACGGGTAGCAACGAACATCAGAGATGGGGGAACAATCAGCTTAGCGGGCTTAGCTGCAATCAGCAGGCCACGCTCGTCTGTCCAGCCAGCAATCTGAATAACTGCGTTTTCCAACGAAGTCTCATTCAGGTCAGCGCCAGTGGAAGGACGGTTACTGTTAGTGCCACCAGAAATCAGCGGATGTGCTGTGTTGCATAAAGACACGCCATCGCCATAAACGACGGTAGTGGTAAATGCATTGTTCAACACGTAAGCTGCTTTGACCTGCTTGGTGTAAGCCATACCACGAGCCAGTGCCTTGGTGTAACGAGCAGACAACGAGTCATACAAGTTATCTTCCACAGCTTCTTCAGTAATGGAGAAGCCAAGGGCAATGGTTTCATGGTTGTAACGAGCAGTCCATGCTTCCTGTGCATTGTCGTACTGAATGGCAGAGCCTTCATTTTTAACAGGTGCAGCAGAGAAACCAGACAGTTTCGTTTCTTCTTCAAAACTACGTTCCGACGTTTCGGTTTCGTAGATTTCTTTGTGCTCTTCGCCGTATTTAGCGTACTCCAGACCAAACAGAGCGTTCAGTCCGGGGAGCAGTTCTTTAAGTAGTTGTGCGCGTGAAATAGCCATGATTTACTCCTTAAACACCAGTGGTGTTGTTATATTGGTGAGTGTTAATCTTCACCAATAGTTCGGTGTAGGTATCGGCTGCGGTAGCAGTCTCAGGCACTACGTCGATAACACGGATTGGAATAGTCGCGGTAGTACCAGCGCCGGTCAAGGTAACTGCATACGCGGAATCACCAGTGGTGGTGTTACCTGTATTCAATACCAAAGCCAAGTTAGACCCTACTACGGTGCGACCTGCGGAACTCATGGTCGTGCCAGACGAAACCACGGCAACTTTAAACAGCGCCATAGGATCATCCACCACGTATGCATAAGCAAGGTTGGTAGACGTAGAAATCAAAGCAGGCAGATATTGGCCCTGAACGGTTTGACCGCTAGAGTTTACATATTGACCGCCAAGACAAACGCCAACAATTGCACCAGAGTTAGTGGTGCTAGAAAGAACCAGATAACCGGTGCTGTCGATTTGTACGGTATCGCCATTAAAAATAGCAGTACCAAAACCAGCAGCTACGGGAATCTGACGAATAGCACCAGCATAAGGCATACCGTCAATTCGATTGACAGGTTTTAGACCGTATGGGGCGCTAACTGTAGGATAAGCCATAGTTAAACTCCAAAAAAATTAAATACCTTTACCGAAAGTAACACTAGAGCTTCGTTCTTTAAACAAAGGCATCTTCGGGTTATTTTCACGCATGAAAGTATTGTCCACCGAGTTCATTTGAGTATCCGCTTGATTGCGGAAATACTCGTCACGTTGCTCGACAAACTCTACCGGTGTTTTGCAAAGGATAAGGCCACCAGTAACAATGCTGCCGGGGAAGTCTTTATTAGAAGACGAACCAAACAACCTGATCTCTGGGTGGTCAGATGCTTTTACGGGCTCCCAGCCCTCCTGAAGTTTGGAATTCAAGTTAGTCGGATCATCTTTGCCTAAAGTAGCGATACGAATCCAACGAAACGCATACCCCGGTTCCGGCTTGGGATCAGGGAGAAGTTGTGGAGGTTTCCAGCGCGTAGGACGAGCGGTAGCTTCACGAGTGTCGGTTTCTCTACTTTTGCGAATTTGTTCAGTCATGCTTGTTTCCTCATTTCTTCAGCAACCTTACGAGCATAAAGTTCCAAAGGAACCCCAAGCCGCTTGGCGATATTTACCTGCGTTTGCGTAAGTACGATCTTTTTAGGCGCTGTACTACGGGATGCCGGTGCTACAACATTTGATTTTTGTCGCTGAGATGTTTTCGCATCAGCGGGTTCCTCTGCAAATGCCTCAGGGAACCTTGCTCTCATTTCCTTATCAATGGCTTCAAAGTATTCTTTGCTGCCATTTTGAATTCCTGCATTTAGAACATCTTCATGGAATGTTACTGCATATGCAGTCATACCAGCTTTTTTACCCCACCAAGGATTTTTATCTATCCATTCCTGAGTATCGGGGTGAATCGACTCTTGTGGAGTCGGTTGTTGCGGTTGTACTACAGTTTTTGGCGGTTGTAAAGGGGCAGGCTTAAAATTATTTACCTTATCTGCCCGGATTGCAGCAGCGGTTAGCTTTGATTGAGCCTTAATAAGCCGGTCAGTATCACCGGATTCATAGGCTTCTTTATATTCCCGTTGAGCGGAATCAATCTCAGACTCTACAACTTTCTTAGCCTGCTCCAATAAAGCAGTTTGGTTAGTAGCCAAAGAACCTTGCAAACGTTTGTTCTCTTCTACAACAGCTTCAGCCATACGCAATGCTTCTTCGCGCTCACGTAATGCTGCTTCTTTTGCTCGACGCTCTTCGTGGTATCCTTTATTAATATGGGATAACCGGTCTTTCAGCTTCTGGTCAGAATATTTAGATAACTCCTCGTCCGTTACCGGAGCAGGAGCTTCTTTCATTGGAGTGCGATGCCTGTCAGCTTCAGGAGTATCGTCAATAACTTCAATGTCCGGCTCAGGAGCTACTACTTTTCCACCTTCTCGTGGATTTTTAGCTTCTATTTCATCTGGAAATTCAAACTCAGTTTTTTCAATTTCAGCCATGATGACTCCTTATGGACGTTGAATGCCGCGAGGGTCTTGCACAACAGCTTCAACAGATTCATCGTGGATTAATCGCCATTCTGTTCCGTGAATTTTCATGCGAGTACCAGTGTTTGGCCTAGTAAGAATGAAATCTCCTACCTTGCAGCTTGGGCCGCTAGGGAATCGTTTTTCATCTTTGTAAGCATCTGGCCCCATTTTTGCCACAAATAACACGGGGGATAAAAGCTCCTCGTGATGCATCATTTGTGCAGTTTTTACTAGTCCTAAACCTGAATCTCCTATTTCTTCTTCAGCTTTAGGAACCATACACAATAAATAATATGTGGATGGATCAGGTACTTGTTTGGCCTTTTCTTCTGGGTCAGTATTTAATATCCCAGATAAATCAACCGCAGCGACATTAAAGTCATTCATTTATTTTCCTTACTAACACGCATGGGGTTTGAGCGTATTTCGGCGGGTAACCCCAGATAAACCCATCCAAACTTAATCATCCGATTGCTGCAAACGTTTTTCCATATCTTTTACATAGTATAAAGATTTAGTTAAACCAAGTATCTGACCGCACAAATATTTATACTCTGAAAAATCATTAATTGCGCCAGAAGTAATTACTTGATTTAATTGTTGTATATCTTCATCTATATCTTTAATTAATGCGCTCATTGCATCCATTACATACCTCCGGGAGTTAGTTTCTGTTGCTGAAGTTGATCTTTATGCATCATGCCTTGCTGATGTAATTGAGCCTGTTGTTGTTGGGCTTGTTGCTGTGCAGCTTGTGCTTGTGCAGCTTTTTGAGCATTAATTTGAAGCTGTTGCTGGTGCAATTGCTCCGCTTGCAT